GTAATGTTAGCAAAAGTTCCAGATATGGCTGTAGAACTACTGTAGTATCTAGCAGCCACCGTCTCGCTCGCTGCCACGACTGAGGGACCGGAGAGGCGTTCAATGCTAATAGTATTGACAGTAGTTCCAGAAACAAGAGTGGCTGCTCCAGCTCCTCTAATGTCAATATATTCTCCAGCATTTAAAGTAATAGTTGTACTTGCTGAAGTAATTGCAGCAGTTGTGACAGACATTAAAGATCTAAAAGAAACCCCATTTTTATAAAGAACTACGCTTATAGATCCAGTACCGTTAATAAGGTTAGTGCTAACTCGATAATCTCCAGACACAGGAGCCGTAAATTTCCAAACTGTTGCGCTTGGAGTAACCGATCCAGATTTATCAGTTACTACAGTATCAAAGTTGATTGGAACTGTTGCGCTATATGCAAATGCTGTGGAACATCCTGCCTGTGCTGAAATAACCCTCGTATCAGTGTCCGAACTGATCTGGACATTGGAGGACCAGCCTGAAACAGGCACGGAAGCTTGAAAGGATAAAACAATTGTGTTTGCAAACGTAGTCCCAAGCTGTTTAGTTAGCTGTGAAGTTGCATTGGAAATACCTACTGTAAGGTAGGTTTTGGTTGTTTCAATCAACAAGTTTCTAAAGTTAGAAGTAACGGCTCCTAATACAATAACTCCTGCCTGTTGAATAGTAGGAATAGTAGAGGTAGAGGTAATTCCTGCTGGTAATCCAATTTGAGCTTCTACTGCGGTTACTGTACCCGTAGTAAGAGTGCCCATGACTTCAACATCTGATCCAACTCGTCTCCAAAACATATTAACAGCAGAAATTGTTCCAAGACCTGCTGTCGTAGGAGTATACGCAACCCAATCAGTCATCGCAGCCCCAAGCACAATCGCGCTTGGTCCGATCTGGAAGCTGTCAAATTTAACTACGATGTTAGTAGTTCCAGTCTGCTGAGTGATAACTGCAATCTTGTAAGAGTTGTTGGCAGTAGATCCGTCAGTCTGGAAAGAGAAAGTAACTTTACCCTGACCAGATGACTGGTTCATCCCACGATATCCGGCTGGCTGAGTCCATGCTCCCGATACAGTGTTGTAAATCCAGATTTCGTAAGTTTGAGTAGATGCTCCAGAGAAGTCCACAGTTCCAGAGACCACTTCGTACGAGAATGACCCGTAGAGCACTTTTGCAGTGTCTTCTCGGTCAATAGTCAAAGCGCCTGAAATAAACCCTTGATACTGAGCATTTGCCGCAGATTTTGTAAGTTGTAGTGAATAAGTTCCTGCTAATGGAGAAGATGCTGTAGCAGCAATCGCCATCTGCGTGGCAGTAAGAGTCGGAGCCCCAGATGGAACACCGCTAGAGAAAGTAAGAGTACAAGCAGACCAAGGGCTAACTGAGTTAGTCTCGAAGTTAGGGTTTGCGTTGTTTTGAGAGAAGTAGTTCTTAAGACCAGAAGTAGCACCAACTGCTACCCATGCAGTACCGTTAGAAACTTGAACCTGTTGAAGATCTGACACCCAAATAATCTGATTGGTATTAGACGCTGCTGCTGGAATAGTTCCAGAGGTGTAGGTATCAAGCCTTGCACCTACTGTAGTCCATACGGTTCCGTTAGAGACTTTAACTTGAAGGGTATCTGTAAGAAACGCTACGAGGTACTGGTTGCTAGAAGCTGCTGCTGGGAGTGTTCCAGAAGTATACGCGGCTAAGCTTGTAGGCCGCCAGGTAGTCCCATCAGAGACTAGAATTTGCTTAGTATCAGTCGCGTAAACTACCCGAAACGGGTATGACGAAGCTGCAGGTAAGGCTGAACTTAGGAACCACTCAATTTGTGCTGACTCTAACGCGCCTAGAACTTTCATTAGTACCCCTTATAGAAACTTTAACAAAATCATTAACAATATATAGAAAAAAGACAACATCTTAAGTTGTTGATGCTTCTTTTTGATGTTGTATTCAACATCTTGAATAATCATCAAAAATTTCTCTTCCAATTCCCACAAATTACCAATCATGTCTTTCTTATCGTGGCTCATAGCCCGAAGGACATTGTGCATATCGGTTTCACGCTTTGCGTCAATTTCTTCAAGCTTTTTTATGAATTTTGAATCAGCCGAGAATGGAGCATCTTGTGGGGTAGAATAGGGATGCACTTCGCTTAAAGAATCTATTATTTGTTTCATAGATTCATTTGGGTGAAGAGTTCCAATGGTATCTCCTTCTTTAACCCAAAATGAAGGAGACACCCCTTTTAGATGAGATAAATCTGGGTTCATAATGACATTAGGAAGATCCTTCTTCTTTTGAACGAGAAGAGGATCTTTAATGATTCGCGCTCCAGACTCTAAAAACTCAACTAAATAATCCATTTATCCCTCAAAATCCATACGCTTTATCGTACTCTTTCATCCCGTAAACTATGGCCTTGTCGATCCATTGCCAAAAAATCACTTTTTCTTCTGGGGTTAACGACGAATAAACAGTCGAATCCAAGATCATTTCGCCCACTCCGGGTTCGTAGACTATTATTTTTTTATTCGTTGGAATTATATACCCCCATCCCGGCATCGGATGAGTTGCAGAGACTGGATCGTAGTCGTAAGATTGAAGGTTGTTGTAAATAGTTTGAGCCCGATTGTCCTTCGTCTGAAGTTCGACGCTGTGGTTGTCGCGCTGGGTCGTGGTCTTAATTCGTGGAATTGTTACTGGCATAGTTCATTTCCTCACGCAGGGTAAAGTTTGTTATTTATTGCAAGCTTAAATAAGCCGTTTAATTGCGGAAACAAGCGAAGGCGTTCACGCTCGGAAAGCGATTGTACGTCTTGACCGTCCCAAATTCTTTTGATCCTAGCTCCCCCATCGTAATAAATTTCAAGGAATGCAGTAAAATCACAACTATATGCTGCCAGTTCGTCTTGAGCTTGTTGAAATGCGTTAACGACATAGGTGTCGTGAATCGTTATTAATTCCGGTCTGTATGTGTCGTGATATGGATTAGGCATTTATTCCCCCAAAATTTCCGAGCCACCAAGAATCCCTTGTTCCGCTCTGTATTCATTCCCATCGGCTCTCAAAATTACGAGAGCATTTTCTAGATCTGAAATGGATCCGTTAATCTGTTGAACCAAAGTCCACATTTCAGACCCGTCAGGATTGTTTATTTTTTTAAAAATATTAAACATTATGAGCTTCCTTTTGCTTTGATTGCTATATATCCCAAGGTTGATCCAGCTCCAGCTGTTGCAACCGTAGCTCTTGTAAATCTTGGGAGAGAACCATCCGCAATACTCAAGGATGTGGTTGTGCCTACTGTTGCGGTCAACGTAGAGCCAACATTGTACCAGTTTGTTCCGTCCTCAGATCCTTGGAGCTGAATGACTGGAGCAGTTCCACCTGCGCCCATGTTTACAACTAAATCAGAATTTTCACAGCCTTCCGTATAAAGAGATGCGGAAGAACTGCCCAGAGTGGTCGGATTTAATGTTCTATCGTAAATCCTTTTAATGGCTGGAGCCATTGTCGATCGATGCGTTCTGGTGATGGTAATGGCATTTCCGGTAACGCTTCCAGTGATCACATAGCTATATCGCAAAAGCGTATTGCTAGTTCTCATTAGCGGAGCATTTTGTCTATTCGCACCTAATGAAGACACTCGGTCGAAAGCATAAATGTCTACCCAAGTAGTTCCGTTATCGTAAGACTCTTGAATCGTCACATCAATCGTCCCGGTCCCGGCGGTGTAGTTGCACAGAAGACTGAATGATGAGCTAAGTTGGTTACTAATTGCAATGTTTGCACTGTTTCCAGTCGCCACCACAGATACGGCGTTCACATCAGTTACAAGAGCAGAAGACAAGGCAGCACTGGTGACCGATGAAACTGTGGAAACCGTAGTCACACCAGTTACAGTTGTGACCGTCGTGACCCCAGTGAGGGACCCCGATACTGCCACTGCGTTAGTAGTTCCGACGGGTGCGTTATATACCCAGCCAGTGGCATTAGTAGCCCGGACCCTAACAGTTGCAGATCCCGAGGTGTAAGCAGTCGAAACAACCCTAATGGTATCGCATCCTGCACATTGAACCACCCAAGCACCTGCAGCCGTAGCGTTGGGAGTAAGAGCAGTGTTTTGTACCGCTCCGTAAGGGACAGCGTTCAAGGAAATGAAGTTCGATCCGTCGATGCTTCCTTGGAAGGTAAGAGTTTGAGTAAATGTGCCTCGAACATCAATCGCCACCGCCGTGTACCCAGTCACTCCAAGTGCGACGAATCCGCTTAGTGATGAGATCACTCCCGTAGCAGTATCCGTGGAAAGAGCGACGGGTAAAGATAGCCCAAGGGTTTTCTGCCCAAGCGTTGTAGCCGTTCCGCCGAATTGTGAAATGTTTACCGAAGGAGTTCCGCTAATGGTTGAATCCGTTACAAGTGCTCCGGATGGATTTACTTTGACGTTGACATAGCCGCCTCCTCCGCCAGTAGTTACTCCGGTAATAACTGAACGATTTAAAGCAGCAAGTGAGTTATCGTTCAGGGTTGACGTAATGGGACTATATGACGAACTCGTTCCACCTGCCCAACAAGCGGTAGCAATGGTCAGAATTTCAGTTGACGATGAGTTTTTAGCGCAATCAATCGTCATCGGAAGATTCGGCACTGTCAGTGAAGGACTGAAATCAATGTTGGGTTGCTTTATCGTATGATAATTTACCCAAATTCCATCTGGCGAATAAACATCAAACAAAATACAAGCCGAGCCAAGCCAAGCAAATCGAATGCGGAAAAGGTTACTTTTAGTAAAATCAATGGCCTCTGGAATGTTATTTCTTGTAAATTTTGATGCTGGATTTCCGTCTAGAAGGTCCCCATTCCAAGCGGTTCTGTTGGTAAAAGTATCTATGCCACCAGTTCTTTTTGTAACGCCAAAGTTCAAACCGCTATACCCAATGAAGAAACCGTTAGTGGTATCGTAAATCCCAATGCGCTGATAAGAGCTACCAGTCCTTGAACCGCCGCTAACAGTGAAGGCAGCGGAGAAATAAGAGTAAAGCTCATTGGCAGCTCTGTATTGAACGATCCCGACTGAAACACCTTTAGCAGAAGAACTTGCTGTTGAGGATGTGGCGAAAAGCGAATGACCGTTACTCTGTGTAATAGTGCCGCTACCTGTTACCGTAGTGGTTAGAAGCGATGCGCTTGGAGCAGTGTTAAAATCAATTTCAATCTGATTGTAGCGGCTTCCACTTACAGCAGATCCAAGCACATCAATGTTTGGAGCTACGGTTGAAGCAGATCCCGAGGAGATAGTCACATTGTTTGCAAGCGGTGCAACTTGAGAAAATCTGCAAATTGCTTGAGCCGATCCGCCAGTAAGACCAGTTACGATTCTGATGCGAAGGTATCTACCCGTTACCGTTCCAACATAAATAAATGACGATGCCGTGGCAGTGATCGCAGAAGTAATAATCACGCCAGTAGTAAGTGACTGATTGCTAACGGCTAGGGGCTGCCAGTTAGTATCATCATTTGAAGTTTCAAAAATGAAAGTTCCAGCAGTCGCAGTGCATACAATTTGAATAGAAAAGTAGCGATAACCATTCAAATCTGTTGAGGTGCCGCCTCCCGTGATCAAATTATTTAAAGGACCAGTGATTGAAGCCGGTCCAGAAAACGCATAATCTCCAAGCGACATACGTTGAGAGCCAGTAGAGGTAATCTGCCCATTGCCGTAGTCGAGCGTATTTCCACCGGAAGAATATTGATTGGACGCTACTCGAAGAGTACCCGCATCACTTGCGCCCTGACTTACGCTAGGAGAGAAACCATTAATTTCGGAAATGTTTACGTTTTGCGTGGAGGCTGCCGAAAAATTCGCCTGAACTATTAATTCGTTCGTCATCGGATCCATGGCCGGAGCGACTAGGTTGCCTCCGTTGATAAACCCCATCGAAAGAGCTGCGTTGTAGCCGGAAGTCGTATAGCTTGGGAGTGGATATGTTAGTTGACCACCAAATGAAGAATTGAGCAGGTTAATATCGAGCCCTTCTCGGCCAGTAATTGGATCAGTAGAAGAAAGAATCGGCTGTGTGCCCGTACCGTCGTAGGTTGCGGATGGTGTGGATGCTAGATCGTAAATGATTTGAAGTTCTGAACCTGAAAACGGAGTCGTATTGTAAGAAAGAGTAAGAGTTGGGGCCGAATACGTTCCGCCGTATCCCGAAGAAGTTCCAGAAGTGGTATAAATTATCTGCCCGGCAATAACATCAATAATTGCATAAAGTCGAGAAAAGTTAAAAACCTCGCCCGTCGCAGAAGTAAAGTTCGAGAAGTCCACTTGCTGAGAGAACGGGATGTATGTGTAAGAACCTACTGGAAGAATTGTTTTTGCCATGTATCACCCAAAAATTATCGCGTTAATGATCGTCAAGATCGTGTTGTCCTCAGCGTAAGTTACTCGGCCAGCACTGTCTATAGTTGCCTTTAAAATTGGATAAGTACCAGCAGTTGCTCCAGATGCAGCTAAAACCATATCCACTGTGTCTGTAAGCGCAGTACCTGTAATTGAAATAGTTCCATTAGAAGAAGTGTATGTAAGAATATCGCTTGAACCTGAAGCGGTGGGATATGTCCCAAATGGAGTTTGAATAATTCCAAAAGCAGGACCACCTGTCCCACCGCCAGATCCGAAAAATCCCCACACTAATGGAAATGGGGCATAACTCATCAGTAAGCTCCAGAGGAGTATACGATGTTAAGAACTTGACCTGCGGCACTTCCGATAATGTACCAATCGGTAGAGATATGGCTTGGAAGTACGGTATTGGCACCTGCAACCAATTCAATCCCGGCACCACCTGCGGTTACTCCAGAAGAAGTACCGATGGTGATCTTTCCAGTATTGGTCGAAAGAGCCTGTACAAAAATTTGTTCGGGGGTTTTTACAGCGTCCCCAAGCACAACTGGAGAAAGAACTGCTGCAGTTCCGTTCACCGTTTGTTGCTTGATGGTATTATTTTTAAACTTTGAACTTACAGTAAGTGATAGTGCTGGCATAGTTTCTCCTTGTTAAATAAAGGGCAGGGATACAGCGTACCCCTGCCCTTAGAATCAATTAGTAGCTGATACCGTAGATGATACCGTTTTTCTTAGGCTGTTGTACAACGAATTCACCGAACAAGCAGTGATCGACAATGTACTGGAACCCGGAAGTATTGCGCACTTCGAAGAATTCCTTGCCATCTGGAGCACGACGACGACGGATACCGCCGTTGGTGTAGAACTTCACGGTGCTCATGTCGAGAAGCATGATCTTGTCATCATCCATCTCCTGAACAGCATTGAGTTCCAGAGTTCCAGCGAAACCGCCGATGCTGATCGCGTCATACGCGTAAGCTTCGGTTTTCTTCGCATTAGGAATCACGTTGAACGCGCCCTTTTGAGTTTCAAGAGCCTTCAAGCAAGAACCGTAGTTCTTGTAGCTCATGACCACTTTGAATGGCTTACCACCGCCGAGACGACGAACAGTCACGTATGCGTCGAAAATCTGAGACAGAATATTCGATGCAGTGATTGCAGATCCCGATACGTTGATCGCTTGAGTGAATGGATATGCAGTTTTAGCCACACCCATGATGTTGGTAGCTCCACCGTTAGCTAATGAAAGCAACTGGTTCGGGAGGTTATCAAATCCATTGGACTGTTGGCCATCATTGTAAAGTACCGCGTTTTGAGCAACGGTGTATGCAGACAAATCTACACCAGTTGAACCACCACGAGCAGTTACAATGAAGAGAACTCCAGTGTTCATGTTAATGGTACTTACGTAACCAGTAACAGGAGAAGAGTTATCATCATCTACAGATACTTTCATACCGATTTGGAAACGATCTGGTTGAAGAACAGTGATGTTACCACCAACAGTTCCGTCCACAGTTGCTTTAGCAACAGCAGCTCCAGTTAGAAGATTCTGAGAAATCATGCCAGAAAGATAATCCGCGTGGCGCATAATTGCGTCAGGGATGATCTTCAGGAAGTTCTGCTCAGAGAGCTTTCCGTGCTGAAGGAGATCGGTTTCATTGAACAACATTGAACCCCAAACTTCTTTGTACGCAGATACTTGACCGCGAACAGAGAGTTCTTCTGCAATGTCGCTAGACGCTGCAAGAGATCCGAAGGTCACAGTTGAACCAACTGCACCAAGGAAAGGGATTACGAGGTTACCACCGAGCCAAGAGTCATCTTGTTCGATGTTTGAAAGTGCCCAGTTACGTTTTTTGAGTTCGTCCAGAAGGAGCTTCTCTGGAAGATACTCATTCAGCATATTGCTAAATGTACGAGTAGTTGCCATGTGTTAGTTTCCTCTCCCCAAAGGGAAATTGTTTAATTAGTAAGTTTGACCCTGAGCAGCCGCTTTCGCAAGCTTCTTAAGATCTTCAATTGATTTTACTTGTGGTGCTACTGGGGAACTTGCCTTTCCCGACACCGAAGGAATAGTTGGTCTACCATTCGCCTTTTGTGCTACTCCTCCAACTTGTCCCCCATTTTGTGAGTTCCAAGCTACGAGTTTTGCAAGTTCTTGAACTGCTTCTGCTGGTGACAGATCTTTTCCTGTAGCATTTGCTACTGCTGCCGCCCGAAGAATCACCTCATTTTTGAACGCACCGGGTTGTCCTACCCTTGCATCATAAGCTTCTGCGATTGACTTATATTCAGACGAATTAATCGCTGAATCAAGCTCAGATACTCGTTGTTGAAGTGCTTGTTGCTGTTTATAGCTTTCAAACTCCCCAAGTTTGGATTGCATCTCTTCATACTGTTCTTGCATGGAAAGAAGCTGTCTCTGATACTCGCTATTTTTAGTATAAAGTTGTTGTTGTTCCTGTGGCAAGTCCTGAACTTGCAATTTATTATAAATCCACTGCTGAATCGTCTGCTCAGGAATATTAATAGACTTAAAGAAGCTATCAAAGTCGTTATTTTGAACATACTTAGACAATTTATCTAAGTTTTTAGATACTGTCTCATACCGTCCGTTCACATCTTGATACTTAGTATGAGCGTCTTTGTACTTTTGCTTAATCGTGTCAAAAGCAAATGAACGCTCAAATACTTCCTTAAAATTCTTCTCATTATCCTGATTAATATAAGATCTGAAATTCTCAGGGATCTCATATTCGTTGTCGTACGCCTTAACTTTGTAGTTAGGAGCCCACTCAGACTGAGCGGATTCAGGAGCACTAGTTTGCACTGGTGCTTCTGGAGCTGAGCTCTGAACTGATTCTACTGGTGTACTACTCACTTCCGGGGTTGTGTTTACTTCGCCTTCCATTTGCTTTCCTTTGCGATAACTTGGCCCTTACCGCGTGGGGTTTAATTGAGGCTGGGAAGAATTCATATACTGCCCAGCCTCTTGTTGTGGTTGCGATGGAGAATTTCTCATAGCGTCTGCAGTTTGAGCAGTAATAGATTGCTGCTGCTGCATGATTGCTTGCTGAGATGTACCTTGCTCCTCAAGCCGCTTTAAAAGCCATGTAAGAGAGTCGTATGGAACACGAGCCCTCATGGTCTTAGATGTATTGTTAGGATCTGGAACATAGATGTCACATACGACAGCCATTCCAGACATAGGGATAAACCCAGCTTCAGCTTCTTGAATCTTACGCTGTTCGTCTGCATCCATTTGAATAAGCTGATTGATAACTTGGTCATACATTTGCTGAATCTGTGGAGCCATGAACTTAAAATCAGCTTTACGAGTTCGAGTAGTAAGACGCTTAATCAAATACTTCTTATCGTCATACATACTAGGCTGCATCATCTGACCACGATCCAACGCCAAAATCATGTTTGTCCCGTTATCGAAATCCATCGTCAAATCTTCAGATGCCAATTCATTGTTAGCATACGGAGAAGTACGAATAAGTTTACCAATATCCTTTGGATCAAGATTAGAGCCTACATACTGCATGATCTGATTGAAAGTAAGCTGCTTCCCAAGACGGGTTTCCATGTCTTCTGTGCTTGGATCAAGCTTGATGCTGTAGCAAAGGGGCGAACTATTCTTAAACTCAGAGACATTAATCAGTTCAGCTCTACCAATTGCAGGAACTAAGTTCTGCTCATTGTAATAGTTCTTAGCAAGCTCAAGAGTAACCTCGCACATATCAATTAAATACTGTTCAATTTTAGAGGTATATACAGAGAATTTCTTCTTCTGACGAATGCTCATGAACAGCATTGTATATGGATCTAAGTTTCCACCTGTCTCCTGCATCTCTTCTTGAAGATTTGCGGCGATGTAAAACTGATCAATCATCTTATCAATGTACGGAATGTACTGATCTCCAGTACGTCCAGGAATAACCACAGGAGCTTGACCTGAATACGAAAGCACCCGAACTCCAGGCTGCAGTCCACCATTCGCTACTTTAGTTCCAGCCTGAACCGCCAATTTATCGTCACCCAAAGTTACTTGGTGAGTGGCTACCTGACTAAAGGCTCGGTTAATCTCACCCTGAATAGGACGAAGCTGCTTAATAAATGAATACGAACGTGGAGAAGTTGGGATCTCATCCATACCAGTATAGATTACTGGGAAAATTCCAAATGGAAGCTCACCTTCCCAAAGAATGCCCTTGTTGGTCATGATAAAATAGTAACCACGAGGGAACGCATTAGACGGACGAATGTAGTATTCAAGAAGCAAGCACTCATTCTGTGAACGGTCATACGCTGATCCGTTCCCATCAAATACAATGTAAGTCTCGTCCTTAGACTCCTCAATCAACTCCTGCTTTTCAGGATCGTTGCCTACTCTGGCTCGAAGGTCATCAATATTGACCATCTTACGAAAGCCAATGAACCAAGATTCATTCATGGACTTAGCTTCTTTAGCCCGGAACGCATTAAAACCAAATACGCGCTCAAATACAAAATCACCCGAGAAAATAGGCTTAGACTGATCTACCGCAGGAGATCCATCTGGATTAAGAGCTGGTTGCCCCATCTCATCTACTGCTGGCTGATAACCAGTTACCTTGCCCTTGCTCTCATCCCAATAAATTTTATGGAACACTTCACCTACTCGGGTAAAGTCCTGAACAATCTCCCGAACCTTGTCAGTCCAGCGATGACGAGCTTTGATGTCTAACCATACTGCGTTATTAAGCTCGGCTGATTTTTGATCCTGCAACTCATTCTGGTTCTTAGGCATCGGAGCCACAGATGGTGCAAATGAAATAATGTTGTTCTCGTAAATTTTGCAAATGCGCTGGATGTGATTGATAGTCAATCGAATCTTTTGCTCTTCGGTGAGCCTCGCATCATCCCGAACCCGATTCCAAAACCGGGAACCTTTGCGAGCATAGTGCGACCCTGCTACAAGCAAAAGGTTAGAGCGTTGTTCTGCATAAAGATGATTATCCGCAGATTCTCCATCTTTATACAACTTCATCAACTCATTATGGTCTAACTTCTTCATTCAATGTCCCTATTGCGGAGGAGGTTTTCATACTCGATCGGATCATCGAGAAGCATTTGCTCAAGCTGCTCTTGCTTCATCGAAAATTCTTCTTTAGTAAGAGAACTCCTTGCCTGAGACTCTTGTGCGCCCGAGATTTCGGACCTTACGAACACTGGCTCGGTGATCGGAGCCTTGTCTATCTGAAGAAAACTTAGTTCTAACCCTCCGTAAGAAAACTTAGCCACTCCATTAAGACTACATACTTCTATAATACTTGTGATATCCGTAGTGTCAAAAGAAGTCTTCATAGTCGGATAAATCAACCCCAATAACTTCGTTCCAAGCGGTAATTTCATCGTTAGCCCCATCCTCTGTCTTTTGACCTGATGTTAATATTCTTATCCGATCTTTATTTCTTTCCACAAGCGCAATCTCATGTGGAGTTAAGCTTTTCGCCTTAACCACTTCCCTCGTCGGCATAAACCCCACGTGCGAAAAGTCGAACGGTATCTTAGTCAGCGCATACCGCATCGAGTCAACCGAGTCGTCTTTTGCCCGTCTTTTATCTGTCCCAAGCTGCAAGCTGGTAAGCTCGTTCACAATCGGCTGACACTCAAGCGTGTTATGAATGTCCAGCATCTGGTTCTTAAACAGCACGTTGATGATCTGCTCCCCTACGTCATGCTTCTTCTCCGCAGGTATAAAGCTCAACCCCATCCGATCCGTAATCGTCTTAAAGTCCTTCGCATGGTAATCATAAAACGCAGCCGTCACATTTAAGTCTTGCGACAACTCCATATACTTAGACGCTACATCCGACATTGTGTATACCTTGTCGTCCCCTCGCCAATGCCGAAATACAATCCCATACCTATAGTCCGGCCTTACCGCAACAAAGGTTATCGCGCTAGGGTGGTTTTCATCTCCACCTGCCCCAATGTCCACCCCAACATAAATGTTCCAATTAGTCGGAATGTCCATCACTGGGATAAGATTCCTCCCACTCTCAAACGACGGGTACTTAAGCCCCTCATCCCGAACAAACCGCCCATAAACCCTGCGCTGTACCTCGGCCTCAGACTTACACATCGCGATGGTTCGGTGGATCTTCTCAAGCGACCAATGCGATGCAGTCCCATCTAAAAAGTGCTGACAATCAAACAGCGACGCTCGCAGCTTCTTCGCAAACGGCATCGTTTCATCTTCCCCATACTTAGGCTCCATACACCGACGCCAAAAGTCCTGCCCTAACGTAGCGGTGAACACCATAGAGAAATAGCCATCAACAGCATTACGACGAAAGTTAATCTCATCCCACAGCTCCATTGGTAGCTCCTCATCGCAAGCTACATAATCCACCGTACCAGACTGCAAGTGCTGCGCGTCCTGTGCGTAGGTCTTAAAGTACAGCGCAACCCCACTGTTAAAGTAGATCGCACTGATGTCCCCTCGGTTCTTAAACTCCGCTCTCCACCCATACTGCGGATCATCCTTGAAGTCGTCCTTAGGCAGGATGTCAGGCTTCCACTTCGTGTGAAATTCAGCAGTAGCTATGTTCGCCGTAGGATATAAGTACCAAAACTGCCGTGGGTTCCGCTTAAACCGCATCGGCCACGCCTGAATGTTAGTCGCGTAATCCACAATCTTCCGAATCTGCGAAGTAGACTTACCCAACTGGTTCGCCGCTGTCAGAAGCACTGTCCTGTCATCCGAGTCCAAAAACTCCCGACTCCACTTGTAATCCTTAAACCCATATATATGAGGAAGCCCCCGAACCAACTTGGCCTTCTCTTGTAATAGCTGATACTTCTCTAGTTTGATCTGCTCTAAAGCATCACTCAAACGATGTCTCCGTCCTTCATCACCACATAGTCAGCACTAATCACCTCTGCCTGTGGTTCGGTGGGTTGATGAGAAATACCTGGAACCGCTGCCATCTCCTTCTCAAGAGCCGCGATCTTTGCGTCGATATCTCCAGTGATCTTAGTAAGGTCCATGGACTTGGTGCTAGATGCTGCCTGAAACACGTTCGTGTAACTGTTCTCCTGCTTCATTAAAGTCAGGTTCTTAGTCTCGGACCGCTGGACATAACCACCCTTGGCCCGGAGGTCCACCATCGCGGCGGCCTTCAGCACGAGCTCAATAATCTTAGCGTCCTGAATAGACCCATCTGCTCTCTGAAGCGGAATGTTCAATACGTCCCTAATCCTCCGAGTCGATAGATTAAGGAGCCCTCTCATCACAGCCTCGTACTCAGGAGGACGAGTAATAATGTATGCCATCACATGAGGGCTTGAATTAATCAAATGGTGAAAGTGCTCTCTGGAAACAACTCCCAGATAAATGTTGCTCTGGTTCATTACCTCAGTGCGAGTAGCTGATGCTCTATCAAATTCCATCCAGAAGTTGTTCCTAAGAGCTTCTGTTGCTGCTGTCGGAGTGTAGTTGTAGTTGTCTCGAAGCGTGACTAACAAAGTGTCCTCGTCCTGATTAACAAGAGACTGAGGAATTGTTGTGATGGTTTGCTTCATGCTCTCAGGGAGAATGTTTATGAAGGATCGGGGGTCTTCGATCTGTTCGATATAGGTGTTGAATGCGAGTTCTTTGCGGATGGTTGCGCCTTCTGGGAGTTTGTTTCGGGTGGCTCGCTTCGGAGTGTATCCAATGCCAATTGGATCGGTGTTGAGCCGCATAGTGGCTTGCCCACGATCACCATTATCTACAGTAGTCTTAGGACCATCATATCCACGCTTGTTAGCTAGGATCTCTTCTTTAGTTCTAGCCATGTCCTGCTCTAACTTTTTCTTACGCTCTTCTGATGTCATTAAATACAGACTGCAAGTAAAAAATCCAAAAGTAAACCTTTTTGATTTTGACCCTTTTGCGCACGTTATTTAGACCAGGGCGAATCGTTAGCGGCTAAGAATCGAGGCAGACCCCCAGCCCCCCCATATTTTCATTATCCCCTTGATTTTATTAAGGAATTTGTTCTTTCCCCCTGCCGATCCCTCTGAGACGAGCTGATCCCCCGGCTCATCGATCCCTCGACCATTAGGCTCATGGGTTCCCATGTCCGGTGGGTCCGGACCTATTGGGTTCCAACCTAGCCACCGATCCGACCGGCTCGACCGGCTCGACCGGCTCGACCGGCTCGACCGGATCGGGGGATTTATGGTAAGCAAGGTCCATGCCACCTTTGACTCATTATTCTTTCTACTTGAACTATCCTTTATAAGTATTTGATATTGTTCATGGTTTACATAATAATCATTATCAGAACCATTAGAAATACTGTTAACCCTTGTTTTCATTGAGGTTTTCGGCTCGGTGGTTTATTAAATAGAAGTTGTGTAACGGTTCAATGTAGGTAGTTGATAAGTTGTCAACTGAAAAGTGATTTAGTCTGTCAATTGGATCGGTGGTTTGTCCGTGTCTATATAATAGAGAGTGAGGGTCGATGGCGATTAAAAAAAAAAGTGAAATATACAAAAAAAAGTTTTGACTTCACTATAACTTTGTATTATTCTGATTATGTCGAGAGGGAATGATCCCGAAGACAACAAAGGAATAATCAAATGACAACTATCCAAATTATCAGCGTTATCGTCGGAAGTCTAATTGCAGCCGGTGGGATTGCAGGAATGCTTTCTTGCATCGAAGATTAATAACCAAAACAATAGAGGACAAATTCAATGCTACTAACACAAAACAAAAAAATCAAATCAAGCTCAACTGACTCACTCAGCGTCTATAATTTCGGAATTCCTGCTTTGATATCGGATTCAGGTCTCAAGACTTGCCCAATGGCTGGTAAATGTGCAATCGGTTGCTATGCAAAGTCAGGTGCTTATGTATGGTCCAATGTTAGGCAAGCGTATGAGAAGAGACTAGCTGCCACGCTTCAAGCGGACTTCTCTGATGTGATCTCGGCAAATATCGAAAAAATCCTTTCCAAGCGATCGACAAAAAACTTGATCATTCGCATCCATGACTCAGGCGACTTTTATGACCTTCGCTATTTCGAAAAATGGTTTAAAGTCATGACTCGCTTTCCTCAAGTGAAGTTTTACGCATATACAAAAATGGTTGAGATGTTTAAAGGTCGTTTCTTGCCGTCAAATTTTACTCTCATTTTTTCACTAGGTGGAAAGCAAGACGCATTGATTGATCAAGCTACCGATCGGCATTCTCGAGTATTCGAGACCGTCGACGAATTGGAATCGGCTGGCTATGTAAATGCCTCTCATGACGATATGCTAGCCCTTACTCTGAATGGAAAGGTAGGTCTCGTCTATCATGGCGCGAAGTCTTTTAAGAATACGTCATGGGGAAAAGTGGCAGCATGAAAACACTAATTTTTTACGGAATGATTGAATGTCCAGAGTGTATCAATGGAATTGTTTTAAATCATTACCATGATGAAGTAAATTGCGACCGCTGCCATGGTAGCGGAATTATTGAGACCGAAGAGACCGAAATCGTAAACGAATAACATAGGAGGACTAAATGAAGTACACTGACAATGAAATCAATGAATATGAAACCTTAAATGATCAAATCAAGGAATTGACCAAACGAAGGGACGCTATCAAGGCGAGGTTTTTAGACTCTCAGGGAGGCGAATCCGAGACCTTCCAGATTGTTCTGAAAGACAACTATCGGGAAATCGTGGCGGGTAAAGCAGAATTCGACAAGGCATTGGGACCCGATTTCCTGAGGTCTCACGGACTCCTAAAGGTGTCCGCTTTCCATACCGTGGTAGTCGTGCGCAAAGTAGCGGAAAGGGTAGGGTGACATCATGAAAAGCGAAAAAATGGTGAAAGTATGGTCAGTAATACCAAATGATTTTGAATTCTCGGTTCAATATTCCGAAAGCAAAGAAAGCGCGGAAAGTTTAGCG